CTCCCGAAGCTTCTGTATCAAATATGCCAGAAACTGTTACAGTAAAAATTAGAGAGGGAGGTAATTCGGGCACTGTAGTTGCTACTGATGCAATAAGTATGATAGGACTTAGGCAGGGCAGAGATGCTGTAGCTATTGTATTAACTAATGAAGCACACACTCTTGCTGCAGCAAATAATGGAACAGTAAGTTCTTTTGCTGGTTCTGGTACAGATATACAAGTTTTTCAAGGAACTACTCAGCTTACTTATGATGGTAGTTCTCCTTATTCTAATTCTACATTTAGAATTTCTGCATCTGGATCTGGTATTACTGAAGGAAGTGCAACTACTGTTTCAAATAATGTTACCAATGATACTCGAAGATTTGGTAATGCTAGTAATATGACAGCAAATAATGCAACTGTTACTTATAGTATTATTGTAAAAGGATCGGATGGAGTAGAAAATACTTTTACACGTTTACAGAGTTTTTCAAAATCTATACAAGGAGCTAGTATAACTGGTGCAACAGGGCCACGAACTGCAACTGCTGTACTTTACTATCAAACTAGCTCTGCGTCTGCTCCAAGTGCTCCAACTGCTAGTAATTATAACTTTTCTACAGGTGAGTTTGGCAGCCATACTTCTGGATGGGATGAAGATGCTCCAACTTTTGCGGCAGGTAATGCAAATAAATACTGGTATGCAAGAATAAGTGTTCAAGAGGCTAGTTTTGGTGGTTCTCAAACTATTACTGTTGGAACTGTACTTCAAGGAATTGGTTTCTCAGGATTAGTAACCTTTACAAGTGCTACTGCGCAATTACAACAAGTATCAAATGGTTCTCAGTCTTTAAGTTTTGGAGCACAAGGAACTACTACTATTGATGGTAGTAAAATTACAACTGGCACAATTGATGCTCAACGCTTGAATGTAGGTCAAATAAATGTTACTCAAACAAATAATTATAGCACTATTCAACAAAATATACAAAGTGCTGAGTCAGCGGGTGTAACTGCAGGTCAACAAGCTGCAGCACAAGCTGTACAAGCACAACAAGGTGTAGTTACGGCACAACAAGCTGCAGCAGCCGCAGTTCAAACTTTGCCAACCCAGTTAGGCCAATTACAAAATAATATTGGAGCATTTACTCAGCCTGCACAAATAAATGTAACTCAAACAAATAACTATGCAGCACCTCCTTCGCAGGTAAGTCAATTAACTAATGACTCTGGATTTCAAACTCAAGCATTTACTCAGGCCGGTCAAGTAAATATTACTCAAACACAAAACTATGCAGCACCTCCTTCGCAGGTAAGTCAATTAAGTAATGACTCTGGATTTTATAATCAGCCGGGTCAATTAAATATTACTCAATTGACTAATTATGGAGATGTTACTCAGGCGATACAAGATGCGGAGGATGCGGGTGTACTTGCAGGTCAACAAGCTTCTCAAGCTGCTAGTCAAGCCGCTGCCCAGGCGGGTCAAGCTCAAACTGGAGTTGGTCAAGCTCAAACAGCAGCAGCACAAGCTGCAGCACAAGCTGTAACAGCTCAGCAAAGGGCTATACCATCAAATACAAATCAATTAACGAATGGCGCAGGATTTCAAACAGCAGCAATTGAATTTAGCGCTACTGCAATTAGTGGTGGTAAAATAGGTTTATCGACAACTGGATTAGTTATTGGAAATAGCGGGGTTTCAGTAACAGCACAAAATGCAATACTTTTAGATACTACACAGGGCAATAATGCAATTAGTATTTATGACGGTACTACTTTACGAGTAAAAATAGGAAAACTTTAGTCTGATTGACTATCTTGTAGTGTTACAAAAGTTGTTATAGTATATCTTCCCATTCCTTTGTTAGTTGTATCCTTGAATAATACTGGAGAAACTTCATGAAGACAGGTAGAAGGAAATATAAGCATAGAATTATTCTCGCAAGGAATCTCCGCTTCCTGATTTAAAGTTAAATCTCCTCCTTCAAATTTTTTAGGTTCTTTATAGAGCCAAGTCAAAGTAGTTAAAACAGCGTGATCTCTATGTGGTTTATAGTGATTATTGTTTTCATAGTAAGAGAGTAAAGTTGAAAATCGAGAGTTTATTAATAAATACTCAAACCAAGAGTGCTCTATAGCAATTTTTTGAGCAAGCCCTGTACTATATATCTTCATGTTATGAGATAAAATTGCAGAAACTCCTTCTTGTTTATAGAGATGATTAATCCACAAACCTTTATTTGCTTTTAAAGGCGTATTCTCTGGAGTCATAGCACTCCCACTTGCTTCTGGATCTAACCAGATACTGGGCCTACTTTGAAGATAGTCGAGTTCTGAAAAGAGTTCGGATAACTCTTCTTCAGAGTATAAATTTTTTATATACACATAGGGTGTTTTATTTTGTAGTTCTTTTATTTCATATTCCATAGTATATTTCTCTCTGCGGTAATAATAAATTATACTACAAAAAAGTAATGATGTCAAGATTTATTTTTAGTAACCAACTTAAAAATAAATCTTGACTCCTCACGTCCCCTTTGATATAATTTCATCATGGAGAAATTTAAATGAGTGCAGCAAACTATGACCTAGTGATTGATCAGGGATCAACTTTTGCGATTGACTTAACAATCAAGGAGTCGGGATCCGCTAAAAATCTTACTGGATATGCAGCCAGGGCACAGATGCGCTCTACTAAGACAGATTCAGCTGTAGCAGCTTCCTTTACTTGTACAATATTATCTCCTGTAACTGATGGTAAAGTAAAAATGGAACTGCCCGCTACTACTTCTTCGGCTATGACTGCAGGAGTCTACTTTTATGATTTGGAAATTCATACAGGTAGTGATGCAATAGTAAAAAGACTCATAGAGGGAAGGGTTACTATTAACCAAGAAGTTACGAGATAAATATGTCGGCAGTTACTCAAGTTACAATTTCAGAGTCCGTAACAGACTTAACTGCACAAAATACAAATGCAGTAACTGTTGATATTACTGCTGAAGATACTACGATAAGTGTAAATAACTTTGCTATCCCCATAAATTTTATGGATGCAGATAATGTCGTATTTACACCCCATAATACTTTAACTGCAAATAATGTTAGCGATGCTTTAAAGCAACTTGCAGATCAACAGTTTAGAGGAACTACTCCTCCCGCAGATGGAACGGCAAATTTAGAAGAGGGAGACCTTTTTTACGATACAGACGATGACCAATTAAAAGTCTATCGCGAAACTAGCAGTGGAGTCTTTCAGTTTGTGCCTATAATAGTAGGCGACGCTTCAGGCGACTCGGACACGCTAGACGCAGGAGCCTTTTAGGCTAACCCCCGGAGTTATACATGGCTCAGACAATTAAAATTAAAAGAAGTACCAGTACTTCAGCGCCTGGTTCGCTTACAGCAGGTGAACTGGCGTATTCTGATGCTAGTGATAAACTATTCATTGGACAACCGTCAGATAATGCAGTAACCGCTATTGGTGGTAAAGTATATGTAGATATGCTAGATCATACTGCTGGTACTCTTACTGCTTCAAGTGCAATACTTGTAGATGCAAACAGTAAAATAGATCAGCTTAAAACTGCAAATCTTACGATTAGTGGTAATGCAATTACTTCCGGTTCGGGGGATGTGGATATAGTTGCTGCTGCAAATCTTGATATTGATGCAGGCACAATTGATATTACTACACAGGCTACGCAATTTTCTCTAAAAGATAATACTGCAACAGCATTAACAATAGCAGAGGCTTCAAATGTTTACATGTCATTTGTTACTACAAATGCCGGTGAACAAATTACAACAGGCAAAAAATTAATAGTAGATGGAGATGGTACAACTGGAAACGGTGGTGTTACTATTGAAAATGGAACTATTGATTTAAAAAATAGTGGAAGCAATGATTCTCGTATACGTTTTTACTGTAATTCTTCTAATGCTCATGCTCAAGTTCTTCAAGCAGCTCCACACAGTGCGGGTGCTTCAAATACTTTAACTCTACCCGCTGCTGGTACAGAGCTTATATCAAATACAGGTACTCAAACACTTTCAAATAAGACTCTTTCTTCGCCTACTCTTACTGGTACAACTACTGCAGCCATAGCAAATTTCTCAGGTACAGTAAGTTTTGCGGGCGGAACCAGCCAAGGAATGAGTGTTACTCAGGGAGCTATCTCTCTAAAAAATGGTGGGGTACAATCTAGAATAGATTTTTATTGTGAAAGTAATTATGCAAGATTACAGGCTCCTGCCCACGCAAACTTTTCTGGAAATGTTACTGTAACACTTCCTGCAACTACTACTACACTTATTGGTGCTGATACTACTGATACTTTAACTAATAAGACTATGACCGCTCCGGATATTAACAATCCAGATATAGATGGCGGTGCAATTGATGGTACTACTATTGGTGCAAATAGTGCAGCCGCAGGTACTTTTACAGTTGTAAATGTTGATAATGTAACTGTAGATACAAATACAATTTCAACAACAAACTCAAATGGAAACTTAGTATTATCACCTAATGGTACCGGTACAGTTACTGTTCCTTCTGGCTATAAAAACAGAGCAGGTTTCGGAGCAACCTCTCTTGCATCAAAAGAATATGTAGACGCAGTAAAAACTGGACTTGATTTTAAAGATTCAGTGCGCCTTGCTACAACTGCAAATGGAACTTTAGGTTCTGCGTTTGCAAACGGTCAGTCTATTGATGGAACTACTCTTTCTACCGGCGATAGAATACTTATTAAAGACCAAACTACTGGTTCTGAAAATGGTATCTATACTGTAAATGCAAGCGGTGCACCCACTCGTGCAACAGATGCTGATGAAAATGCAGAAGTTACTTCAGGTTTATTTGTATTTGTAGAAGCAGGTACAGTAAATGCTGACTCAGGATTTGTACTTACAACAGACGGAACAATTACAGTAGGATCTACTGCCCTTGCATTTACTCAGTTTTCTGGAGCAGGATCATTTACAGCGGGTGATGGTCTTACTCGTACAGGTAATCAAGTAGATGTAAATGACGACAATGTTACTATTGAAATTAATAGTGATGCATTAAGAATTAAAGGTATTGCAGCAACAGCAGTTGGTGATTTACTTATTGGTCAAGCAAGCAATGCAGGTTATACAAGATTAGTTAAACCTTCTGGAAATGCAACTGCACATGATTATGTTCTTTCTATGAATACAAGTGGCGCTGCTCAGTGGTCTAACATACTGGATGGCGGAACTTTCTAATTTTTTCCTCCGCGTATATACGCAATTTTAGGGGAGCCATATGGCACAAACGATTAAACTAAAACGGTCTTCCGTTTCTGGTAACACTCCGGGTACCTCAGATTTAGAGCTGGGTGAAGTTGCAATCAATACCTATGATGGTAAGATGTTCATCAAGAAAAATGATGGCTCTGATTCTATTGTAGAAATTGGTGGCGGTTCTGGAACTGTAACAGAAGCATTCAAAACTATTGCTGTATCGGGTCAGTCAAGTGTAGTGGCTGATTCTGCAACAGATACGCTCACCCTTGTAGCTGGCAGTAATATGACTATCACCACAAATGCTTCTGGTGATACAGTTACGTTTGCGTCTTCTGGCGGTGGTGGTACTCAAAATGTTTTTAATACGTTTGCTGTTTCTGGTCAAAACAGTGTAGTAGCCGATAGTACTACGGATACGCTTACTCTTGTAGCTGGAACAGGTATTACTCTTACTACCGATTCTTCAAATGACGAAATTACGATTACCAACTCTGCTACAGGTGCGAATGCCTTTGGAAATGTTGCCGTATCCGGACAAAGCACTGTAGCCGCAGACTCTACAAATGATACTCTAACTCTTGTTGCCGGCACAGGCATAACTCTTACTACAGATGCTTCTGGTGATAGTGTAACTATTGCAAACTCTGCTACAGGTGCAAATGCTTTTGGAAATATACTTGTTTCTGGACAATCTACTGTAGCTGCTGATACTACCAATGATAATCTAACATTTATTGCTGGTAGTAATATGACTATTACTACAAATGCATCTGGTGATACTGTAACTTTTGCTTCTTCTGGTGGTGGTGGAGGTTCTCAAAATCTTTTCTCAAATATTGCTGTAGCGGGTCAAGGCACCATAGCTGCGGACTCTACTACAGACACTCTTACAATAGCTGCCGGCTCTGGAATATCTCTTGCTACAAACGCAGGAACCGATACTCTTACAATTACATCTACAGGAAGTAGTGGAAGCGTAGCAAATGCGGCGTCTTCGATCAAAGAGTTTAAGTATGATATAAGCTCTAGCACAACTACAATTACTGGTTCTGATGCAAACTCACAAACTCTTGCTTACGAAGCGGGCGCGATTCAAGTATTTTTAAATGGTATATTACTTGATCCTGCAACTGACTATACTGCAAGTAATGGCACTTCTGTAGTTTTAACAGATGCCGCAGTAAATGGTGATGATGTACAGATTGTAGCTTTCAATCGAAAGATTGTAACTGCAAATGTTGGAATTGATACTTTTACAGGAAATGGAAGCACTACAGCATATACTCTTTCCAGTGATCCTGTAAATGAAAATAATACTCGAGTTCATATAGATGGTGTTTATCAAGAAAAGGCTGCTTATGCTGTAAGCGGAACAACGCTTACTTTTTCTGCCGCACCACCAAACGGTTCTTCTATAGAAGTCGAAGTAGGATTTACACAAGCAGAGATAGGATCTACACTTGACTTTGCTGACAATGCCATACTCAGAATTGGTACTGGCAACGATCTTCAAATTTTACATGATGGATCGAATAGCATAATCAAAGATACTGGTACTGGCGATTTACAAATTGCTGCAAGTACACTTGAAGTTAAAAATTCTGGTCTAAACGAGACTATGATAAAGGCTATTGAAGACGGAGCCGTCGAGCTTTATCATGATAATGCCAAGAAGCTAGAAACGGTTACAGGTGGTGTAACTATTACTGGTACTGTCACCGCGACAACTTTTTCTGGAGATCTATCCGGAACCATAAATACTGCTACAACAGGTGCCACACAAAGTGCAAGCGATAATAGTACAAAACTAGCAACAACCGCATATGTAACGACTGCTCTTGCAAATCTTGTCGATTCTGCGCCGGGAACTTTAAATACTTTAAATGAGCTGGCGGCCGCGTTGGGAGACGATGCAAACTTCTCTACAACAATTACAGGACAATTAGCAACAAAAGTTG